CGCCAAGGCGGTATCGGCCACGCGCACCCGGGCCAGCGCCTCGGCTTGGAGGGTACGCAGGTTGGCCAGTCGCGCCGCTGCTTCGGCACGCGCAGCGGCGATGCTGGTGGCGAAGGCACCGGCCATCCGGCCAAAGGCGGCGACCAGTACGACGCCCGCCAGATTGATCAGCAGCTCCAGATGCTTGGCGACGAGTTGGATGGCTTGCGCGAGTCCTGCCGTCAGGCCGGAACTGGCATCGCGCTCGCCGAATGCGCGCTGGAAGGCGTTTCTCAGGCGAGTGAACGCACCCGCGACCGTATCGGGCAAGCTCGCGTATTCCTCGGTGAGGCGTTCGCGCTGATTGAGCAAAGCATCGAGCACCGCCGCCGAGGTGATCTTGCCTTCCTGCGCCAGTGCCCGCAGCGAGCCCAGCGGCACGCCCATCCCGTCGGCAATGGCCTGCGCCAGTCGCGGCGTCTGTTCGACGACGGAATTGAATTCCTCTCCGCGCAGTTGCCCCGAGGCGAAGACTTGCCCGAGCTGCATCAGTGCGCCTGCTGCCGCCTCACTGGATGCGCCGGAGAGCGATACCGCCTGCCCGATGGCATCGGTGGCCGCCAGCACGTCCGCCTGCGAACGCCCCAGTGCCTGTACCGATGGCGCTAACCGCGCATAAAGTGTGATGGTTTCTGCCAGTGGTGCACGGTTGCGCTGGGCAATGTCAAAGAGGGCCGCGTCGGCGCGATTGAACTCCTCTTGGGAGGTGACGGCGAGCTTGAGGCGGGCCTGCAGGTTCTTGTACTGATCCGCGACCGCCACCAATTCGCGCACACCCAGCCCGATCCCGATGGCTCCACCAATACGAGACAGGACGGCACCGACCTGACCGGCCTGGTCGCGCAGTTGCGTCAGACTGCCATTGATCGACTGGAAGGCCCGGCGCGTCTGATCGACGGCGGTGATGAGGATCTGGGCGCGGTTGTTCGCCATCGTTTAACTCTTGGACATTGCCTTGCGGATGGCCGCCGTCAGGCGGGGAAGCTCGACCCGCACCGCATGGTTGAGGTCGAAGCGTTTTTTCAGGCTCACGCGCTGCACCAGCACGGCAATGGGAATCTCCTGTCCGCGCCGAAGGCGTTTCGCGCCACTGCGCTCGCGCTCGGCACGACGAAACCGGGCCAGCGGGCGGGCGTTTTCGCTGATGTTCTCGGCCATCAAAATCTTCTGGCCGTTTTTCTCGATGAACCACGCGTTGCCAGACCGCATCAGCGCATCGATGACTCGGGCGAATGCCTTGCGCCCGATGCGCTGGTGCTGCGGCAACAGCGGGATCAGCATCCGTCCCTGAATCGTTCCGCCGCGCTCATGAAGCCCCAGCCACGGCACCTTCGAGCCGAGATAGAGGGCCGGAAACGCATTGGCTTTTCGGTCGAACACCTTGGCGTGCATCGAGCGCAGGAACTTGGGGCTGGTAGCGCGGAAGCTGGCGCGCATCTCCCCACGTACCTGTGCGGCCATGTCTTTGCCGCTGTCGCGCATTGCACGGGCAACAGCGGCGTGGATGGCCTTGTGGGTATCGGCTTGCCAGACGTTGAAGCGCCGCCGATCCAGCAGGCCCTCAGCAACCAGATCAATCTTCATCACGCATTCCTTGCTGAAGTTCAGCCTGGAGCTGGCGGATGCCCTCGCGGCTACCCTGGGCGGCGGCGGTCATGACCGCCAAGTGGGTGGTAAGGCGCTCGAATTCGAGACGGCTATCGGCAGCCAGAAAGGCATTCACCTGACCCAACGTGTACCCGAGGATGTCCGGGTGACGGTGGCCGCTGCGGATCAGGCGGGCGACGGCGCTATCCCAGGAGGACTGCCAACCGCGTTCGTCAGTGTGCGCAGCGTTGGCGCGAGTCGCTCGGCTGCGCCCTGAATGCTCGGCACGACCTGCGCCACGAAAAAATCCGCATTCACCTCGAACACGGCAGCGACCAGTTGCACCGCATCCTCCAACGACAGGTCGTTGACCCATGCGCGTTCGCGCCGCGTGGTGACGGCCAGCAGATCGAGCACGGCGTCGCCGTGCCGACCCAGCAGCGCCATCCAGTCCGGGTCGGTGCCGATGTCTTCGGCCAGCGGGCGCACCATGGCCAGTAGCCGTGGCAATTCGCCCAGCCGGATCGGCGTCAGCTCCAGTGCGGTACCGGACAAGGTCACGACCACCGGTGCCAGTGGAAAGGTTTTGAAGTCATCCATCACGTCACCTCTCACAGCAGCACCAGACGACCGAACTGACCGAGATCACCGCCGACCGGCTTGGTGAGATCGGCGAGCACTTGGCCCGACAGCTCGAACTTGAGCAGTTCGTCCGTGATGATCGAGAGCTCCTTGGCCGGGTTGATGGCCACGCGGTAGAGGTCGATCACCACCTCGCGGTTGCCGTCGGCAGTGTTGAGCCCCTCGAAGCGAATCCAGCGCTCGGGCAGCGGCTGGGTGAACATCGCCGTACTCTGCGCCGCGCCAAAGGCGTAATCGACGGTGAACGGCTCGGTGTACGGGCCGCCCGACGTGGCGTCCAGCACCACCAGCGAGCCGTGCTTGGCATTGACGCTGTACTGGCTGGCCGGGAGCGTCTTGGGCGTGGCATCCGAGTCCTGGATTTGCACTGCGGATACGTTCTGCATGGTCAGCGGGTACAGACTGCCCGGCGTGACCGGGTTGGGCAGCAACTCGCCCGTCACGGTACCTGGGGTGATCGTGGTCGTGGTGCCGTAGAGCGCGAGCGCCAGGTTGGTGGCGATCAGCTCCTCCAACGTGCAGGCGAACTCGCCTTTCTTGGTCTTGATGAGCTGCAGGTCGGTCAGGCGCTGGCCCGACTGTGCTTCCTGGTGCTCGATGGTGTCCACCGACAGAGACACCTTCAGTTCGGGCACGTTGCCGACGAAGGTCAACCCGGCCGGGTTGCCGAGTTCATCACGTGCGCCGATGTAGACGCGGCCTTGTCCGGAAAAGTAAGCCATGTTCAGTCTCCTTGGGTGGCTGCAGTTGTGGAAACGCCGGACGTGGCATCACGGCGGGTGGGTTTGGAATCGGTGGCAGTGGTGGCCGCTTTGGCCGTGCCTTGCGCGATCAGCCAACGGGCGCTGGCGTCATTCAGATCAAGGCGATCACCCACGGCGAGACGCTTGCCTGCGTGGGTATGGGGTTTCAGTAGTTCGATGGAGAGGGTTTGCATAAGGTGTTCATCCTGTTTGGGTGAGGTCGATGGCGTGGGTGCGGTAGCGGATCTCGTAGCGGGCAGGCAGCGCGACGGCCCCGGCATCGGCGTCGTCGAACTCCCATTCGCAGTCGATCTCGCGCACGGCGATGGCCAGACCGCCCAGATTCGGGTCGGCGAGCATTGCCGCATGGGCTGCGACCAGGGCCAGGTCGGCCACGTCGAAGGCATCCGCGCCGCGTGCCACCACGGCGAGCCGGACGATCAACAGCCGGTCGACGAGGTGGTTGGCGTGGGCGGTGATGCTGTCGCCATCGACGAACAGCAGCAGCGCCGGACTGGCCTCGCGAGTGACCGGTACGGCTGGCATGCGCAGCACCGGCGTCGGGGCAATTGCAGATGCTAGGCGCGTGACGATCTCCCGCAAGACGCGCTCGCGGACGGAGTTCATGGGGCGTTCCTCAGAGTTGGGAGAGAGAGGCGCGACGCTCGGAGCCGTCGCCGATAGCGCGCACGTCGCGCACCTGATAGGTGTCGCCTGCGACCTCGACCGTGTCCCCGGCGGCCAGCGTCAGCCAGGGCGCCGGGTAGTCGATCTGGTAGTCCCGCGACAGCGCGAAGCCATCCAGAACGGTTTCGTCCGGAGCGCGGAAGGCGCAGTGCACCGTGTTGCCCGCCACCGTGACCGGCGTCAGCAGCCCGGCGTTGCGGGCGGCTTCGTAGAGCGTCGTGACATCCATCAGGCAGAGATCAGCTTGATCAGTACGCCCGGGCGGTGGCACATCGGCAGCGGGTTCGATTGCGTATGCAGATCAGTGCCTCGGTCGAATTTGCGCGGCTCCTGCTTGGCATACAGCGGCTGACCGATGGTGTTCACGGTCTCGTTGAAGTCCGCGGGCGCGAAGTAAGTCGCGAAGGTATCCACCGTGCCGACCGGGAAGGCATGGGCTTCACCGGCGGCGATGAAGCGGCGCGACCCCAGCGTGCCGTCGGCCTGCACGAAAGAAGCCTGGCCACGGTATTCCTCGAAGGTGATGCCGCTGTAGCTGAAGCCCGAGCGCATGTCGTTGATCAGCACCGCGCCCTGTTGCCAGTTCTGGTAGGCAGTCTTGACCTCCTTGTGGGTGGTCAGCGCCCGGAAGAACTCGGTCGAGCACAGCACATGCACGCCGGTCGAAAACTCGCCCGTGAGCCCATCTTCCATGAGCCCAAGCAGCTCCAGGCAGGCACTCTTGATTTGCCCGTTGTCGGCCGCCGTCGAAAACTCGAAGGACACTGATTGCGCGGTGATGTCGAACTCGTCGAACAGATCGACCAGCTCACTGCCGTCGGCATCGAGGATCTTGCCCTTGAGCGCGCCCATGCGCAGGTGCTCCAGGGTGATCGCGTGCTTGTTGCGCATGGTCTCCAGATGACGGGCCATGACACCACCAATGGCTTCCATCTCGGTTTCAGAGCCGAAGGCGCGCAGGCCCTGCACCTCTTCCGGCAGCACCACGTCGTCGTGGGGGATGTGCGGGATCACGAAGGATCGCAGGTTGCGCTTGCCACGTTCACCGACGGTGCCAGGCGAACCGGGCGCGCGGGTGGGCAGCAGGTTCAGGCGACCGGCGTACTCCTCGACGATGATCTGCCGGGTGCGCACCGGCTTGGCCGGGAACAGGTTCAGTTGCTCCAGCCGCCCGTAGCGGTTGGGCAGGAGGTTGATGGCGGCCGTCAGGCTGGCCATCGAGAAGCCGGGGTTTTCAAAAGGGTTCTGCATTTGGAATCTCCAGAAATGACCGAATGTGGCCAATGAGCCGCCAGTGGCGGGTTTTCGGGGGAGTGAGATGGATCGTCGGGGCGTGGTCAGGCGCTGTCGCGCACCAGCACCCCAAGGGCGGTGAGTTGGGCAACGGCAGTTGCCTTCTGCGCAACCGTGAGACCGGTCGGCCAGACCAATGCGCCGCGCGCGACGATGGCGTGGCGGGCGATCAAGATCGCGTCCTCGCGGTCGATCAGCGTCGCATCGACGTCGTTGCCGAGCACGCCAACGGCGATTTCCGTACCGTCCGTGGCGCTCGGGTCGATTGCCTTGAGCTTGGCCGTCGCCGTTTCACGGCCAACCACGGTGCCCAGCGACAGGTTCTGCGCGGCTGCGACGGTGCCCTGGTCGCGCGAGTAGAGGTTCGGCGCTTCGTACTTCAGCAGGTCGCCGAGATTCTTGGGTTGAGAGACAGTGGGCATGGCTTACTCCTTGGCGGTGAGTTTTTTGACGGCAGCGACCACCGGACTGTTTTCCGGGCGCTGGCTGGTACCGGCATCGGCGGTGATGCGCGAGGCGATTTCGGGTTGGTCGGCACGGGCATCCAGCAAGGCGCGGCGCACCTGCGCTTCCGAGAAGCCTGCTGCGAGGAATTCCGCCGTGCGTTGGGACTGGCCCGCGATCAGGCACATCTCTGCAATGGCCTGTGCTTGGCTGCGCCCGCTGGCAAAGGACTGCGCCAGTGCTGCTTGGGCAGCAGGCGTCGGTTGCGGATCGCTGTCGGTCTGCGGCTGGTCGCCCTGCAGGTCGGTGTCGGTCGGATCGTTTGGGTTGTCGTGGTCGTTTTTGGGGTCGGTCATGGTGTTCTCCAGGGTGAAAGGTTTGCTTCGGGGCGGGCTTGAGATGGGCTGCGTGGACAGACTTCGCGGCGAGGCGCGGGCCACGCCGGGCTGTGTCAGCCGCTGCTTGGCCGCCAACGCATCGGTGAATTCGGTCATCACCTGTTCGAGCGGCATCACGGCGTCGGCGAGACCTGCTGCCACCGCCTGCTCGCCGTAGAACAGCCCAGCCTCGGTGGCGCGCACGGCATCCGGGTCAAGGCCGCGCATCTGCCCGACCTGATTCACAAAGATGTCGTAGAGGCGATCCACTTCAGTCTGCAACGCCGTGGTGGCCTGCGGGCTGAGTGGCTCATGCGGCGAGAAATCGTTCTTGTGGCTGCCTGCGAAGACGGCGGTGTAGTTCAGACCGTCCTTGGCATCCTTCACCGACTGGTCGACGTGCAGCGCGATCACGCCAATCGACCCGACACCGGCTGTCTGCGACAGCGTCAGGCGCTGGCAGGCCGCAGCGATGGCAAAGGCTGCCGAGTACGCGGCATCGTTGGCGTGCGCCCAGATCGGTTTGATGCTGCTGGCAGCGCGGATGCGCTCAGCCAGCTCGAACACGCCCGAGGCCTCACCGCCGGGCGAATCCAGATCGAGCAGGATGCCCGCCACCTGCGGGTCGGCCAATGCAGCGTCCAGGCGGGCTTCGATCTCGCCGTAGGACATCAGGCCAGAGGCGGCTTCGATGCCCATCGAACGTCTGACCAGCGTGCCGACCACCGGGATGACGGCAATGCCCGCCTGACCCGATGTGGCGCTCTGGCGCGGCGCGGGAAGCGGCATGGCCATGTCCAGATCGGGCAAGCCGATGCGGGAACCCAGCACGGAGAGGATCACATCGAGTTTGGGACGCGCAATGAGGAGCGGCGTCCCGTATAGGCGGGACGCCAGATGAACGAGTTGCATGTCAGTTGTCCTGTGGGTCTTGCGGCACGGCCACCGTGGCGGCCGCATTCATGGGAGCGCCCAATGTCGAGGGTTGGGGAGCCTTGTCATGGCGCGGGTCGGAGTCGAAGACCAGACCGAGCGCATCGGCACGCTGGTTGTCAGCGGCAATCTCACGGTCGATGTCCTCGGCGTCATAGCCGAAGGCCGAGATGGCTTCCGAGCGCGATAGCAGCCCGGCGCGAATGGCGGTCAGCATTGCGTCGAATTCCTTCTTGGGATCGACCCACTGCCAGCCCTGCGGAATCCACTTGGCGGCGAAGTAGTCGCGCTTCTTCTCGGTGAACTGCGGCAGCGCCAGCGCGCCTTCAAGCAGTGCCTGCTCCATCCAGGCACGCCAGATCGGGCGGCACAGCTGGTGGACGATCACGCCGTGCTGGATGGCCTCACAGCGGCGGCGAAACTCCAGCAGTCCGGCCCGGATCGACGAGTAGTTCACTTGCGTCAGGTCGCCGGTCAGCATCTCGTAGGTGATGCCCATCGCTGCTGCCACCGCCCGAAACTGCATGCGCAGGAATTCGGCGTAGCTCGCGCCGACATCGGCAGGCTGACTGAACTTCACGTCCTCGCCAGGCTCCAGGATTTGCATCGTGCCCGGCTCCAGCCCGGCCATCGCCGCGCCATTGGCATCCGGCAGTCCTTCACCCATCAGGTTGTCCTCAGGTGACAGGCGCGTGATGAAGCCCGCGAACATCGCAGCGGTTTTCTTGCGCACGAGCTCGGCGTCGTCGTACTGATCGAGTTCATTGAGCTTGACCAATGCGCGCGCCAGCCACGGTTCGCCCCGGATCTGTCCGGGCCGCAAGGGACGAAACAGGTGGATGATTTCGCTGGCCGGGACACGCACAGTATCCAAGCCACCGACCATGCCACCGGTGCCCGACATTGGGGCCAGTGAGCCATCACCCGGATGCGAGCGATACAGGTGGTAAGCCACCCGCCGTCCGAGCTTGTCGAACTCAATGCCTGCGCGGATCACGTTTCCCGAGGCCAATTCCTGATTCAGCGTGGCTGGCAGGTGTTCGGGTTCAAGTAACTGCAGTTGCAGGCCCACCGGCAAGCCATCCTCCGGGCGGCGGTAGCGCAGCCGCACCAGACATTCCCCTCCTTCGAGCATGGCGCGACAGGCCAAGGCTTGCAGGCCGTAGAAATCGGTCAGCCCGGCGGCATCAGCTTCCTCGCACCAGTCCCACCACAGGCTGTGGATCGCTTCGCGCAGGGGCTGATCGGCCAGCATGCTCTGCGGCTTGATGCCGGTGCCAATGGCGTTCGAGACAAAGGCCTCGACGCCTGCCGCTGCCCAGGCATTGCGGCGTACCAGATCGCGGCTCTTGGCGCGCAATTCGTTCTGGGTGAACGCGAGCGCTGCGACGGCACCGGGATTGCCGACCTGCCACGCCAACGCGCGGCGACCGCCACCGATGCCGTCATAGAACGGCGTACCGCCAAGCAGTCTCATGCCGACGCCTTTTCGTAACCGATCACGCATTCGGTCAAACCATTGCATGTTCAGAACCCTTTGCCGGTGGTGACCCGGATCTGGCGTGGCGCACCGGGCCAAAGACCGGTGTCCACGGCCTGCTCGAAGAGGTCGCGTTTGACCGCCGCGATGGCAGCCTGGAGTTCATCGACGCTGCGGTACTCGACGGTCTTGTCTCCGAAAGTCACGCGCTTCTCGCCCTTGACCAGAGCCGCTTCCAGTGCGTCGAGGTGTGCTTGTGTGTAGGCCATCAGCGGTACACCGTGAGATTGATTTCGGAGGAGTCGTCGAACGATGCAGATGTGGTGGCGCAACTGATGTCGACGTACTGAGCGGTTTTCTGGTCGGTGCTGGATCGCACGATGGCAATGCGCTGCGTGCCGCTGTTGGTGCTGCTGCGGGCAAGCGCCGTCCAGCAATAGTTGGCGTCGGGCATGGAAACGGCGAAGGTCACGCGGTAGCGACCCGCCGCCGTCCGGGTCACGCTGGCCACGTTGTGCGATGCACGCACGACGATCTGGTTGCCGACATAGCCGAAACACACCCACGCCCGGGCTACGCCGGGGTGGGTGGCGTCGATCTTGGTCTTGACCTCGAGTCCGACACGACTGGCAAGCGCACTGATGCGCGATGCGAGGCTCATCAGACCAGCGCACCCACAAAGACCGCGACGAAGTCAGTGTCGGTGTTGCCAACATCACTGGCTGCGACGGCTCCGATGTTGCTGCGTGCCTGAAGTTGCTCGGCCACGGTCAGCGACTGCGCCGCATCGAAGCGCACGCGGTTGTTGACGGCGGCGAGCAGCGCATCCAGACCACTGGTGCCGTTCTGCAGCAGTTGCTGGATTTCCACCAGCGTGTCGTAGGCAGCATCGGCACCGCCCAAGATCTCGGTCTTGAGCGCATCAAGCAGCGAGACGATCTTGTTGGACGAGTACGTGGTCGTGGCCGCGATGTGCGCATCGTCAATCACCGCCGACGACACCACGGCGGCCTGCAGTTCGTTGATGGCGGCGACCAGATTGGACTTGTCGGTGGTGGTGAGGTTGGCCAGGTTGCCAGCCTTGGCGCGGACGTCGTTGAACTCCTGCGCGACGCGGATGACCAGGCTTTCGATACGGGTAGCAAGACTCATGTTTTCTCCTTGTGGTGTCAGGACAGCCAGCGGCTTTTGATCACGCGCCGACCGGTGTTGCGGTTGCCAGAAACAGCGAGGCCACCGCGTTGGGTGGCCTCGTTGATTGATTCAGTTGTTGTTTCAGGGGATGGCGGACTGGCCACCCCAAGCTGTCGCTCCAATTCCCGCCAGTGGCGTTCCTCGAAGCGATCCAGACCCGCCGCCGATGCGGCCGCGCGGGCGTAGACGTAGCAGTCGAGCGCTTCATTGCGCTCGCGCATCTTTTGCCACTCGCGCACAGGGAAGCCGTTACGGTCGCGGCGGGTGATCAGTTGCTCCGCGCAGAGTTGCTGGATGAACTCGGCGTCGATCTTGGGCAGATGGACAAATCCGGTTGGAAACACTGTGGTCAAACCGTCCTCGCCCACATCAGCGCTCTTGCGCAGGTTGTTGTAGAACTCCAGCTTGGCGATGCTGACCGCCACCGTGTACACCTTGATGCCACGGCGCAGCTTCTTGCCGCCCTGCGAGACATCGATGGCGGTCGGCGTGCCAATCAAGGCTGCGCCGCGAGGCACACCTTTGACTGCCATCACACGCGGATCGCGGCAGGCCCGCACAAAGGCATAGGCCTCCTGCGTGGCAAACCCGGTATCCAGTGCGAAGCGGGCCAGCGGCATCGCCGCGCCCAAGGCGTGTGTCCAGTTCTCAGCCAGCATTTCAGCGAGGCGCTTCCACACCGTGTCGCGGGCGGTGTCACCCATCAGCACGCGATGCTCGATGAGCCACGACTCCTTGCCGCGCCCGAAGGCCCAAACCGACGCCTCGATGCGATCCTTCTGTACGTCGGCCGCGCCCACCAGCAGCAGACCGCCTTGCGGCACGCTACCGACGCGGTAGTCCTCTCGGCGCTCGACCAACCGTTGCCAGTCCGGTGCTTCACCTTCCTCGACCCAGGTTTCACCCAGCTCGGTGTTCTTGAAGGTCTTGATGGCGGCGGCCGATCCCGACTCTTTACTGACGGCGGCTTCCCACGCAGCGGCGATCTCCCGCCACGAGCGCCAGCCCACCGGGCTGTACAGCGATGACAGGTGAAAGCCTGCCGTCTTGCCCGTGCCATCGGTGATCATCGCGCGCCACTCGCCATGCTCCAGCATCCACGTCTTGTGATGCTCGGCAATCGCAGTGTCACATGACTCACAGATGTAGGCAGCGGTCTCCGGTTGCCCTTTGTCCCAACGCAGCTGCTCGAAACGCAGCCACTGCCGGTGCGAGCAATGCGGACACGGCACGAAGTAGCGACGTTGGTCACTTGCCTCGTACTCGCGTTCGATAGCCGATGCCCCTGAGATCGTCGGCGTCGAGACGATGAAAATCTTGCGCCGCGCGAAGGTGCGTGTACGCGCCTCGGCCAGCGAGATCGCATCCCCTTCACCCTCGACGTCCAACGGATAACCGTCGACTTCGTCGAGAAACAGATACCGCACCGGCATCGAGCGCAGGCCCACCGCGCTGTTGGCCCCGGTCATCACCAGCACGCCACCCCGGAACTCCTTGGCCAGGATGGTGTTGCCGGAATCCCGGCTGCGCGCCGGTGCAATCAGTTCAGCCAGTGCGGACGACTCCTCGATCAGCGGATCGATCCGCTGCTTGGAGTTGCGCTTGGCCATCTCCACTGTCGGCCACACCGCCATCATTGGCCCGGGTGCGTGATGGATCACATAGCCGATCCAGTTCGATCCCATCTCGGTCGCGCCAAGCTGCGCCGCTTTCATGAAGACCACACGCTCGACCGGCGAGGTCGGCGACAGGCAGTCCATGATTGCTTGCAGGTACGGCGTGCGGCTGGTACGCCAGCGCCCGGGTTCGGCAGATGCCTTGCTAGAGAGCATCCGATGGCGATCCGACCATTCGGACACGGTGAGCAGCGGGTCGGGAGTCAGTCCTTCACGCCAAGCGCGTTCAATCTCGGCAGCGCCTTCATAGTCCATGTCCATCAATCCACCCTCGGGCGCATCTCGCCCAGTTCCTGCAGGTGCTCACGCACAGCTGCCTCCAGGGCGATGTGCATCGTGTGAGGATCGACGCCAAGCTTGGCTGCCATCTGTGCTGAGATGCGTGCGGGCCAGTTGAGCCACGCATCGCGTTCGGATCGCGCCAGCTTGAAAACATGGGCGATGGCCTGCGGCCGATCCACCAGCTCGCCCTTGAGGCGGGCCAAGCGCACCTTGTTGGTTTGCGCCTTGACCACCTCGTTGACCGTCCGCGCTTGCAACAAGGACGTGCCACCTGCTGCGGATGTTGCCAATGAGGCTGCTTGACCGTCTCCTGTGGCCCCGCTGGATTCCTGGACGGCGACCTTGACCGCGCGGGTGGCCGTGCCATTGCGCGGTGCATCGGAATTGCGCGCCCACTCGCGGTCGACGCGCTCGGCATCAATCGTTCCGTCTGCCTCCGGCGTGATCCGCCCAGCAGCGATGGCCTTGCGCACCGCTGCATCGGACACCCCTCGGTGGCGTGCGTAGGCACGAATCGAAATACCCATATTTCCCCTTCGGGGCACCTTCAATCATTTGTTCGTCATTCATGCGGATTGAGCTTGGCTTCCATCTGGAACAGCGCGTTCATACGTTCGTCATCAACACCATGAAAGGACACGGACATGAGCAAGCTCGAACAACTCCTGACCCAGATCGCGCAAAACAAGCTGGGCATCGAAACCCTGGAAACCCGCCGCTCGGACAGCCTCGATTTCCACGATGTAGCGGTCTGGTGCCTACGCGATGCGCTTGAAGCCGCCTTCAACGCGGGTCTTGAGCAGGTGCTCAATGCCAACCCGTCAGACAAGGCCAACACCTGATTGCGAAGCGAATAAGCCAAGCAGAAAGCGCTTGGCTTCACTTGAGAACAGCGCGTTCATCACATCACCGTCCACTACATCGAAGGAGCAAAACGTGACCACCACCCAACTGACCCCTGCCCAGCACGCGATCCTGGCCCACGCGGTTGAACACACCAGCGGCAAGATCGACTGGTTCCCCGACAACATCAAAGGCGGCGCACGCAAGAAGGTGCTCGACGGACTTTTCAACCGCGCACTGATCACCACCGACGGCACCGACTGGTTTGTCGCTGCGGAGGGCTACGACGCCCTGGGAATTCGGCGTCCCGACGTGAACAGGAAGGGCATCGGTCAGTTCGAAGCCAATCTCGACCGGATCATCGCCAACGCTGAAGGCGCGCCTGCGGCCACGAACGATCCCGAACTGGAAGCCGCCGTCACCGCCGCCGAAGCAACGTGGGTACAAGAGCCGACGCAGGCCAAGCCGCGCACCCGCGACAACAGCAAGCAGGCCGAAGTGATCCGGATGCTGCAACGCCCCGAGGGCGCAACCATCGGCCAGATCTGCACCGCCACCGGTTGGCAGGCGCACACGGTGCGCGGCACCTTCGCCGGAGCCTTCAAGAAAAAGCTCGGCCTGAACATCGTCTCGGACAAGCCGCAGGGCGGCGAGCGGATCTACCGCATCGCCTGAAAACGATGGCGAGAGGAGCCATGAATAGCTTGGCTTCTCTCCCCACTAGCGCGTTCATGCAGGTGTCGTGATTGACGACGCCACACCAGGAGAACCGCCATGAGCACCATGACCATCACCATCGAACGCACCCAACGTACCTTGCAGTTTGGAGGCCAGAGCCTCCAGGTCGAAGAATTGAGCGTCCGCCTGCCGTTTGCACGCAAACCTGCCGACCTCGACGAACTGGGCGGTCGCGACCAGCACAAGGTCTACGTCACCGAGACCAGGGAACTGACCCCTGCCGAATTCGACGCCTTTGGGCGCAGCCTGCTGGTGTCGCGCGACTGGCTGCGTGGCAAGGGTGGCGGCACTGGCGACGGCTACCTCTGCGTCGAGGTCACTGCTCCCGGACGCCCTTACCTCTACGTCAATCCCGAGGGCGGTGATTACGCCCGCTACGTAGCCCGTCTCGGGTGATCGAAATTGATCGAGAAAGAAGCCAGGAACAGCTTGGCTTCTCAATCGAACAGCGCGTTACTACAGGTGTCGCAACGATCAACCCGAAGGAGAAAACGCCATGACCAACAACCAGATCCCCGCCACCCAGAACGAAGCCTGGGGCTTTTGGGGCACGATGAACGAACACGCCGGCACCGCATGGCCCTTGACCATGACCGCCATCTCGGACGCCACTCACCAGCCCCTCGAGTCGGTGCGAATCTTCCTCGACAGCCGCCACGGACGCCACTTTGCCGACGACGTCCAGAACGGTTTGTACCAAGGCCAAGCCTTGCAGGATGCGATCAACGCCGCCACCCAACGCTGGATGGGCTGGACGATTGGCCGCCAGACCAGCAAGCAGCACGGCATACCGCGCGGGTTGCCGTACCTGACGGGTTTCGTGATCCACTGCGAGATCGTTGAAGAGTCTCTGTCTGTTTCCTGATCGGTTTACTTCTTGAGGTAAACGCGGTGCACCCCCATAATTCGTTCATGGTTGTAATTCCGGCAACCCGGAGGCGTTCTGGACAGGGGTTCGACTCCCCTCATCTCCACCCAAGTGCATGCGATTGCGTGCCTTTCGGTGGGGATGTACCGGTTTCGACAGGGCGGGCAATGGTGCGCAGGCAACCCGATAGGCGACGGACGTAATCCGCGCAAATCCATAAACGCCAACGATGAGCGTTTCGCAGTAGCTGCATAAGCTAACTGCCGGGGCCGCTGAAGCCTTGTAACCCAAGACAGCCGGTGGGGACCTCGGTCCCCACCGTCACGTTTTCTCCTACCCTTTGGCCAAGTCAATCGATGCACCATCTGCCTCGCGGGTGGCCTGCTTGCCGGTGAACTCCTCCCACCGGCGCACGATCACGTCGACGTACTTGGGGTCGAGTTCGATCAGCCGCGCAACGCGGCCTGACTTCTCTGCGGCGATCAAGGTCGTGCCCGAGCCACCAAACGGGTCAAGCACCACGTTGCCAGGGCGGCTCGAATTGCGGATAGCACGCTCGACCAACTCCACCGGCTTCATCGTCGGGTGCAGGTCGTTCTTCTGCGGCTTCTTGATGTTCCAGACGTCGCCCTGGTCGCGGTCACCACACCAGTGGCGTTTCGCCCCCTCGGGCCATCCGTAGAGGATCGGCTCGTACTGGCGCTGGTAGTCGGCGCGCCCCAGGGTGAAGGTGTTCTTGGCCCAGATGATGAAGGTCGACCATTTGCCACCGGCGGCGCGGAAGGCGGCCTGCAGCACATCCAGTTCGCTGGAGGACATCGCCACATAGATACCGCCCCGGCAATGCCTGACGGTGGGCGTCAGCGCTGCCAGCAGGAAGTCGTAGAAGCCGTCACCCAGGTTGTCGTTCAGGATCGCGCGATCCTTGCCGCGCATCTTGTCCTTGGCGCTGTTGGCGTAGTTCACGTTGTACGGCGGGTCGGTGAAGACCATGTCCGCCAGGTCGCCCTGCATCAACCGCTCGTAGCTCTCGGCCACGGTCGAGTCGCCGCACAGCAGTCGGTGCTGGCCCATGATCCAGACATCGCCCGGACGCGAGATGGGTGTCTCGCTGACCTCGGGCACCGCATCCTCATCCGTCCGACCCTCGTTGTCCGGCTCGTCGCCTGCGATCAGTTCGGCCAGTGCATCGGCGTCGAAGCCGGTGATGTCCAGATCGAAACCATCGAGCTGCAAGGCTTCCAGTTCGATTCGCAGCATCGCGTCGTCCCAGCCCGCGTTCTCGGCGATGCGGTTGTCCGCAATGACCAAGGCCCGGCGCTGCGTCTGGCTCAGATGTTCGAGCACCACGACAGGCACCCGCTCCAGCCCGAGCTTCTGGGCGGCGGCGAGACGACCGTGGCCAGCGACGATGATGCCGTCGCTGCCTGCCAGGATCGGATTGGTGAATCCGAACTCCGCGATGCTGGCGGCGATCTGCGCCACCTGCTCCTCGGAATGGGTGCGCGCGTTGCGGGCGTAGGGCAGCAGCTTGGCGGTCGGCCACTGTTCGATCTTGTCGGCCAGCCAGTTCATGCCACCACCTCGGCATCAGGGGTGGTGGCGCGCTCAGCGGCGACCTGCTCGAAGGACTGACCGGTGGCGGTCAAGGTGACCGGTATGCCGGGGTGGTTCTGCTGGAAGCGCTTGATGGCCACGTCCACGTACTGCGGGGCGATTTCCACACTGCGGCAGATGCGGCCCGTTCGCTCGGAAGCCAGCATCGTTGTGCCGCTACCGCCAAAGGGTTCGAACACGATGTCGCCCGCATCCGTATAGGCCTCAATGACGAACTCCGGCAGCGCCACCGGAAACACGGCCGGGTGGTCGATGTCCTGGCCGATCTTGCCCTTGTGGCGCATCACGCGGATCACCGAGTCTGGGATACGGGTGTCCTGTGTCGGCTGGCCCTTGTGCGTCCAACCGCCCACCTCGCCATCCTTACCGCGCATTGCCGTGGACGAGCCATCGGCGCGCAGGTGTGATTCCTGCCCAGCGTGCTTGCAGGGCACGATCTTGTTCGGCTTGCGGCTTTCGCGGTTGAAGTGGAAAACGAACTCGAAGCTCGGCGCGAAACGGCCTGCCCAGTCGCCGGGCATCCCAGGCCCCTGATCCCAGACGTACCAGGCGAAGCGCCGCCACCCTTGCTGGCGCATCCAAGATAGCCAACCGTCCCAATACGGGATCACCTCGTTGTCGCGGTGGATCAGGCCAAGATTGACCAGCACCTGACCGTCGCCCGCCATCGGCAGGTGCGCGAACACGCCGCGCATCAGGCCATCCCAATCGGAGATGCCACCCGAGGTGTAGTCGCGCTGGTTGCCGTAGGGCGGCGAGGTGAAACACAGGCGAGAGAGGTCACCCTGCATCAGCGCAGCGACCACGTCCCGGTCGGTGGCGTCGCCACAGATCAAGCGGTGCGCGCCGATGGCCCAGACATCGCCGGGGCGAGACACCGCCACGACGGGTGCTTCCGGCACGTCGTCTGCGGCGTCCGGTTCCTCGGTGTCCGGCTCTGCGTCGGCATCGGCATCGGCGTCGGTCACGTCACCGGTGAGCAGTGCCGCGATCTCGGCATCCTCGAAACCGGTCAGAGCGAGGTCGTATCCCGCTTCGGACAGATCAGCCAGCTCCAGGGTCAGCATCTCCTCGTCCCAGCCCGCATCCAGTGCCAGCCGGTTGTCGGCGATCACCAGTGCCCGCTTCTGCGCGACGGTCAGATGAGCCAGTTCGATCACCGGCACCTGATCGAGCCCGAGCTTGCGCGCAGCGGCCAAACGCCCGTGCCCGGCGATGATGCCGTTGTCGCCATCGACGAGGATCGGGTTCGTCCAGCCGTACTCGACGATGCTGGCCGCGATCTTGGCGATCTGGCTCTCGGCGTGCGTGCGCGGATTGCGGGCGTAGGGAATCAGCGCCTCGACCTTGCGGTACTCGACGTTGAGCGTGTTCAAAGATGATGTCCTGAAAATAGAAAACCCGCCGACGAAGCCGTGGGCGGGTTTTGGGGTTAGTGCGAACTGGCGGGTGCGAACTGCGAACCGTGCGAACCTTGGTTCGCACCCTGACGCTAAAAAAGCGCCGCGCTCGCGCCCCCCGCATTGCTTTCTGGCCAGGAAGGACCCGTGGCAACGGGGCGTGGCCATCGCGGGCCGGAAACGACGAAGGCCACAGATCGCTCCGTGGCCTTCACGCACCCAATGCTCGCAAGATTAGCCGTAATACTAGCGAAAAAACCTCAGGATGTTGCACGCCAAAAAGTGACTGAAACCCGCATCGTCAAGCAGGATTCCTAATGGCTTCGCGACTGTTCGCAACTACACCCAACGTCATCGGCAATTGCCAACTGCCCCAGGTTGCTTTTCCATCCGCAGGTGCACGGCGACCGATTCCAGTGCCGTCTGCCAGCGACGCCATGCGGTTGTGCGGTCACAGGCGAAGCGGCAGCAGATGTCCTTCCAGGGATACCGTTGTGCTCGCATCCAGACGAGGTGTCGCTGTTCTTCTTCCAGCCACTGAACCCACCGCATGGTCTCCAGCATCCGGTCGATGGCAGCAGGGTCGGGAGGAAAGCGGTAGACCCGTGGCTCAGCTCCCAGGTTTTCCCATGGCATGCGTTTGATCGCCGGCCAGCAGTTGAAGTAGCCCTGCACACGAACCGGAGGAAGGCGGTGGGCGGTTCGTGCGGCCTCGATGAATCGGTCCGCCACAGTCTCGATCGTCCACTCAGCCATGTCGACGCTCCTTCGGCCCGTACAGCCGATCGCCGATACGGCGAAGCAGTTCACGTTCGACCCAGTCGAGCCGCGTGTCGTCGGGCGATATCACCAGGATCTGTCGGTCGCGCCAGCCCTCGCGCTTGATCTGCTCCGGATCGGATCGCGGATCGGGCTGCAGTCGAGCCAGGGCACAGCGGTATGCGGGAGTCGGAACCTTCATGTCACACCTCCTGCGTCTCGATCGCCCAGTGCAGGAGGGCAATGGCGTCGGCTTCGTTGTCGTCGGCAGGCGCGTGGCCACGCAGACGAACGGCGCCGATCATCTGGTCCTTGCTCGCATTGCCTATGCCGGTGGCGTGCTTCTTGATCGTGCCCACCGGAACGCCTTGGTACGGGATCTGGTGGTGCTCGCACCATGCGGTGAGGTGGGCCATGAACCCGCCGTAGGTGTGTGCTGCATCGACGCCGGCGTGGCGGCGGACTTCCTCGAAGTACACCGCTTCGATGCCATCGCAGGACTGCTTGATCTCGGTGAGCCACCGCTTGAAGCGCAGGTAGCGCATGCCGCCACCCTCAAAGCGCTGCGGCTTGAAGGATTCCGTTCCGCTGGTCACGGCGCCGTCGCGATCGCGTACTGCCCAGCCGGTCTGGGTGCCAAGGTCCAGTGCCAGGATCGAGGGCACGGATGGCCGCCGATGATCTGAGCCCGGGTGGCCGGCAAGTCCCTGACGTAGGGCAGAGGGACCCTCTGGTCCCTCTCCTACGTAGTAGGAGGGGGAGTTTTCGCCAACTGGAGAACGGGAGAAAGTCCAGCAACGGCGCGGCTTTGCGCTAGTTGGCAAGTTGGCAGCGATGCCAACTGCCAACTGCGGGTCATTCCCTGCAATGCCTTGATCTGACAGGGCTTCCAGTTGGCAGGGGTTTGCCAACTGCGGGTAGTTGGCAAAGACATGGGTGCAGTTGGCAACGGCGCTGCCAACTGCCGATTGGGCGATTTTCATGGGGCCTCCGGATCGTTCAGTTCGTCGTGATAGACCCACACGTCCGGGTTCTCGACGGGCATCGAGGCGCCGGAATGCGGGCACTTGTAGTGGGTGGGGAGCACCGTGTGCTCGCGCATAGGCAACTCGCCGGTGGCCGTGTCGACTTCGCCCGCTGGCATACGCAGCACCATGCCTTCGACGCAGAGATAGCCGAACTTGGTGCGACCGCTGGACGGCAGACCGTAGTCCGCAGCGTTGCGGAAGTACTTGATGTAGCCCTGCGTCGAGAGCGCGGAGACGCGTTCGCGGATGGTGCGCTCGCCGCCCAGGCCGGCCTTGCCCTCGAAGGATTCCGCGAACTGGTTGGCGGTGTAGCAGCGCCCGTTGCCGGCCTCCTCGAACAGGATCTGGAGGATCGCGTCGCGCTTGCGGCGGCGCTCGGCATCCAAGCGCTCGCCGTAGTCCTTCATCACCAACCGCTCGTTGGCATCGACCTCGCGCCACTCGCCGTTTATCTTGTCGACATGCCTTTGCGGGATACCCGCACCGTTGCGCAGCTCGTAGATCAGCTGGCGGGTCGTTCTGGTCTCGTCGGGCCTGAACAACAACATCCCGGTCGAGTAGTAGCCGCGCAGACTTCCCGCGCCGGCCAGTGCCTGGAACGGGTCCTCCTCGAATTGCTTCTTGCCGAGCTTCTTGGTGTGGTGGGCGAGGATGACGCCGGCGTCCGGATTCACTGCCTGGCGAATGCGCTCCACCCGCTGGGACAGGAAGAACAGCATGGCGCCGTTGTCGTTCTCGCCACCGGCATCACCACCGTCGAACACATTGCGGATGGGGTCGATGGCGATGATGTCGGGAGGCTCGCCGCCGAAAGCCTTTGCGATCGCCGGGATCACCTGCGCCAGCCCTGCGTCATCGAGCACCAGCCGCAACTGCGGTGTGGCGACGAAGTTGGCGCGGGCATCCAAAAGCCGGTGTGATGGCAGGCGGACATCCTTCACGCGCTCGCGCAGGTAGTGGTACTGGACTTCGGCCTGCAGGTAGAACACACGCAGCGGACGCGGTGGATGCATGCCGAGGAATACAGCGCCTGCCGCCATGTGGGCCAGCCAAGACAGCAGGAAGTCGCTCTTGCCGACTTTGGGTGCACCACCGAACACCAACATGCCAGCCGGTGTCAGCACGCGCGGAGCGATCAAATCCGGCGGCAGCGGCGAGTTGTCATCGAGCAGTTCGCCGAGAGTGAAGGTGGGCAGAGACGGAGCGGCTGCCTTTACGATCCGCCGGTCACCCTGGGCAATGAATGCCGCGCAATCGAAGCCTTCGTCGACGGCGTCTGCGGCATCCCACTTGGCCGGCTTGTCGGTCGGCGGCACCAAAATGGCCACGGATGCGCTGCCCGCCATCACGCAAGCACGTGCCACGCTCTCGGCGTAGTCCCAGCCAGGTGCATCCCGGTCCGGCCAGATGACCACGGATTTCCCCGCCAATGGACGCCAGTCGGTCTTGTCGACAGGAGCTTTTGCGCCGTTCATCGCGGTGGTGGCCGCAATGCCGCAGGCGATCAACGCAGCCGCACACTTTTCACCTTCGGCCAGGACGACCTCTCGCGCTTTCGCGATGGCCGGCTGGTTGTAGAGTGGCCTGGGGTCGGGGGCGCGCCACATGCGTGCACGCACATCCCAGGGGCGGTACTCTTTGCCTGTCGGCGGGTCATACCGGTAGACGCAGGCGATCAGCTCACCATCGGGAGTCAGGTAATCCCATTTGCCGGTGTAGGCGCCGAGGTCATCCATCGGCACGCTGCGAACATCACGGCGCATCGGCGTGCCAACCGGGGTAGCAATGCCAAGCCACTGCCGAATCTCTGCGGCGATACGTGGGAAGTCGCTGCGTGAGGAGCGACCCTGCGACCGCGCCCACAGATCGATGACATCGCCGCCCTCGTCGGTGGAGAAGTCCTTCCACAGGCCGCGCCGTGGTCCGTCGAGTTCAACCACCAGACTCTTGCCAGGGTTGCCATCGACATCGCCGACGTAGAACTTTCCACCCCGGATACGCCCCTGCGGGAACAGGTAGTGGAGAACGGCCTCGAGCCGGTCCAGCAGCCCAGCACGCAGCGCATCGGTATCGGAGGCCAGTTCGTCGCGCTGCTCGGGGGCGTCATTGAAGTCGAGCCAGATGATGTTGTCGGCCATCATGTCGAACCCCAACAGCGGTCCTGCCACGGGCAGAACTTGCACTCGACATGCGTCGGTGTAGTCGCATGGCGCGGCAACAGTTCCTGGCTGTCGGTCGCCGTGATGACACGAACCGCGCGATCGGACATCCGCTGCGCCAGGCCGCCATCGAACGGCACCAGCTCGAACCAGATCTCCTCGGAGTCCTTGTTGATCGCGGTAAACAACGCCGGGTTCGCGGAAATGCCCGGGATGCTGGCTTCCATGTAGGCCTGATAGATGGCCATCTGCGCGGCATAGACCGGTTTGGATTTGCTGACGCCGTGCTTGACCGTATCCCGCCAGGACTTGTCGTTCATGGTCTTGCACTCCCACAGGGCCGGATAGCTCATTCGTAGCTCTGCGGGGCCGCCGTTCAGGACGCCATCGACGTGCCCTTGAACACGGCCGCCTGCAACGGAAAAGCCGAACTGACCGCCGCTGGCCTTTTGGGTGTACAGATCGAATCCGGCCATGCGCAGCCAACGAATGGCCAGCTCTTCGAGAGCGTGTCCCACCTCGAAGATGCGCAACACGCGACCCGGAATTTCCCTTCCAGCATCGACAGGGGTTTGGAGGTACTCGTATTGCAGCGCGCGTTCGCAGGCAACGCCCAACCTCGACGCACCGAGATAGTTGCGCTGGGGTTGGTTGTCGCGTTCGGTGCTCAGCGCGGTATCGATGAGCACGCCGATCTGCTCATGGATCTTGGGGCGGTGATTGAAGTCCAGCATCAGAACGGCACCCCCGTCGAAGCAGGCTTACCCTGGCGGGCGAGTCGCTCCTCAAGAAATGCGCGGTCCTTCTCCGCCATCCGCTCGTGCTCGACGAGCATGTGTTCCTGGTAGGCAGTCACCACCACGTCGATCAGCATCAGCACTTCGTCTTTGCTGTAGTCCGTCAGCGGTCGCTGCATACCGATGGAGCCGACATACTCGCCAAGCGGCGCCAAGCAGGACGCCATGGCGGCCAGCTCCATATCACTCGGGTCGATCATGTGACCTCCCGTCTTTTCCATGAGCCGTGAAAAGACGTTCTGGCAGCGCATGGAGCAGAACACCCAGCGGTCCGAGTAACGTCGTGGATCGCTGCGCGGCAGGCGTGGATTGAAGTAGCCGAAGCCCTTGGCCTTTCTTGAGCAGACTGCACATTTCACGCGGCCTCCCGGTGGGCATCGTTGGCAGCCACCACGAGGCGCTGAATCGACGACTTGTTGAACTGGAAGGACAGAAGCGCCGAGGCCTGATAGCGCGTCATGCCAAAGTCGGCGCGCAGCGCCTGCGGCAGATACTGGAGTTGCTTCGCGGTCGGCGGCTCGTTCAGCCAACGACGGGTCTTGTGTGCGGAGTCAGCCGACTCGCGGTCGTTCAGCCAGTCATCGGCTTTGGCCATGCAAACCGTGCGGTCGCCGACAGCCAACAAGCGCGGCTGCAGATCCTTACCTCCGCCCACGGCGTGCCAGCGGCCGTTCAGGAAGAAGACGCCACCCCATGCGTTGAAGCCAGTCGCCATCAGGGCGTCGTCGCAGCCGAACAGGTCGCACCAGCGGAAGTTGGAGCGCTTGAGGAGATCGATCTCGGTCATCACGAAATCGGCCAGCGCGTCAGTGTCATCGGCGTGCTCGTTCTCCCAGACGAAGCCACACAGCGGGCATTCGTGGCAGCCCAGCGGGACGGTGGCTTCACAGGACGGGCAGTCCTTGGTGGGCGCTTCGCCGTGATGCTGGTGTCCGTCGAGATTGACTTCCTGTTCCAGCGATCCGTGCATCAAGGTCGCGGTGCCGAAGTCCAGGACCACGCAATCGGTCTTGATGACGCCCGGATGCTCCGCTGGGTCGACGGTGCGCAGGCCACGCCCGATCATCTGGGTCAGCGTCGACTTGTGCGAGCTGGGTCGCAGCAGCACCACACACGACGTGGGTGTGAAGTCGTAGCCCTCCGTGAGCACAGCGACATTGACCACGACCTGCGCGGTACCGGATTCGTACTCGGCCAGTCGTGTCTTTCGCTCAGATTCTGAGAGCTCGCCGTGCACGATCACGGCGGATATACCGGCATCCTGAAAGGCCTGACGCACACATTCGGCATGGGCGACGGTCGAGCAGAACACGATCGTCTTGCGGTCGCCGGCCTTCTCACGCCAATGACGGATCACGGCATCGGTGATGGGCGTCTTGTTGAGAATCGCCTCGACTTCCGTCATGTCGAAGTCAGTGGCCGTGCGCCGGACCCGCGTCAACTGCTCCTGGGCGCCGACGTCGATGACAAAGGTGCGTGGCGGCACGAGGTGGCCGGAGGCGATCAGCTCGCCGAGGGTGATTTGATCCGCGACGTTGCTGAAGACCTCCCGCAGTCCCTTGCCGTCACTGCGGGCAGGCGTCGCCGTCACCCCGAAGATCTGGGCGCGCGAGTTCTTGTCCAGCACCCGGTCGATCACGCGGCGGTACGAGGCCGAGGCTGCGTGATGCGCTTCATCGATCACCAGCAGATCGAGGATCGGGATGGCAGCGAGATGGTTGTCGCGCGACAGCGTTTGCACCATCGCGAACGTGGCGCGCCCGGACCAGGATTTGTCCTTGGAATCGAACACGGAGGTGCTGACGCCCGGATTCACTCGTGCAAACTTGGATAGGTTCTGGCCGGTCAGTTCATCACGATGAGCAAGGATGCAGGCCTTGGCATCTGGCTCGGCCAACAAGCTGCCGGCCACCGCCGACAGCATGATGGTCTTGCCCGACCCGGTGGGGCCAACAGATAGGGTGTTGCCGTGTTGGGCGAGCGCCGCCAGTGAGCGCTCGACCAACAGGGCTTGGCGGGGGCGGAGCATCATGGTGGCGCCTCCCCTTACTGTGCCCAGCTCGGACGACCCGGCACGGAGGCACGGCCCGTGGCCTGGGCATACGCGTTCGACCCGTTTGCGGGTGCAGGCGCCTTCGCCGCTCCCTGCGCGCCACCCATGAGGGCGGCGTAGTCCTTGTGATCGGGCGTGATCGCGGCCTTGATCACGCTCTTGTCCTGGCCGTTCTGGTCTTTGTCCCAGTCGACCTTGCCGAGAAACTCGATGCCATCGAGATCGGCAAACCCGCTGATGCGGCGCGCGTTCTGCGCGGCAGGACTGTTGTCACCAGGATGAACGCCGCGCGCGGAATTCAGGATCGCCTTGACGAAGGTGCGGCCCATGTTGGCCCACTCAGGGCCTTTCGGGCTGTGCAGGCCGATCAGCGACCACATCTTGCGACGGGCGAACTCACCCTCCATGACGACGAACTCGCAGTTCAGGTACACCGAGCCGGTGTTGTCGTTGCGGGTGGCGTAGCCGCCGGTCCATCCCTGCGACGGATCATCGAACCCGCCCGGGCGAATCGTCATGCGAACACGCACCAACGTGCCCTTGGGGATCAGGTCGAAAGAGGTTTGTTCGGAAGCGGAATTGAAATCGAAGTAGGTCATGATCAGGACTCCTGAGTCGAGGTGGATTCGGTGTTAGGGACAGTCGCGGCAGCGGGCGCGGGGCGCGCGAAATCGAGCCGTTCGGTAGCGGGCCTGGCCGGGCCGGCGATCTTTTCCATGAGGCGGCCGAGGTGGGGTTCCTCAATCGGATCGAGCCGCCCGGAGCGGTCCTTGGCGGGGTAGCCCCATGCGTTCAGCGTGTGGCAGACGAAGGCGCGGTAACTGGCACCGTCATCGGCCTTCAGCTCGGCCAGGGTGATGACCTCATCGACGATGCCGGGCAGTTCAAGGCCGGTCTTGGAGCCGTCGATCTGCAGGGAGAACACGCGGCGATTGAAGTCATCCAGCCGCTCGTCGAGGATGCCGACGAACCACACGTTCTTGCCGCGTGTGTGCTGCAGGTGGGTCAGCCAGCCAATCATTTCCTGGCCCATCAGCCCGTATGCACCCCGGCTGTCTGGCTTGCCGGTCTTCTCGGAGTAGGCCTGAGGCTGGCCTTTGCACCATTGCAGGCACAGGCGTCCGGCCACGGTGATGGAGTCGACGAACACGGTGTCGTACTTGTCCAGCACGGCCGGATCGCCGAAGCGCGCGCACACGGCATCGAAGTGGGCCTGGCTGAACGGCTGGTCGTCGCGCAGCGCCGGGTTCGGTCCGCCGATGTACACCGCGAAGTCACGACACTCCTGCCAGGTGCGCGGGCGGATCGTGTCGCCGGCCCAGCCCTCGACCGCGAGATCACCAGCCTCAAGATCAAAGAACAGCGTGGCCGTGGGTTTCAGCGTCCAGAGTTGTGAGGTTTTGCCGATGCCGCTTTTGCCGACGAGCACACCCTTCACGCCACGGCGCTCGGCCAGGCGCTGGTCTGCAGTAATGATGGGGAGGCTCATTTGCCGGCCTCCTCGGTGCTGATGTTGACGAACGCGTCAGCGACGGTGGTCACACCGAGCGCGCCGCGCTTGCGGGCCATTTCGTAAAGGTCGCGCAGACCGCTCAGGCGGCGATGGATTAGACGGGACTCGGACTCCAGGCCCTGGATCGCAAATGCCAGGTCATCGATGGTGGCGTCCTCCAGCCGACGCACCACTTCGTCGGGGCGGTTGCCATCCAGCGCCGGGATGCGGATGGTCTCGGGCAGATCCCGGAGGTACATCTCGGGCTGTTTGCGCAGCAGTTCGAGCAGCGTAGGTTTGGTTTTCATGGCGATTACTCCTGAAGCAGAGCGAGACGAAAGCCCGGCTTGCCGGTCTTGAGGGTGCGTGCCGGTGCGAAGGCGCTCTTGAGCGACTCGGGCCACGCGTTGAACTTGGTTTCCGAGATCCGGTAGCTGATGTCCACGTACTCGGACGGGTCGTCGCCGTTGGCGGCAATGCGCTGGGTGATTTCGGCGAGACGCTTCTGGTCCCAATCGACTTTCTTGGGCAGATCGGCAGTGACGCGAACGTGCCCGTCATCGAAATGAACGACTCCGGTGTCCTTGCCTGCCGCCAGACGCAGTTGGTGGGCGCGGTCGGCGTACTTAAGGTCCAGTGCGCGATCGACGTGCTCGACGATCGCCTTGGCAGCAGCCAGGAGATCAGCGGCGTCGCTCTTGAGTTGGAACAGCGATTCGCTGGCAAGCGCAGCCAGTTCGCCGGCCGGGGTGGTCAGGACTTCGTCGGGGGAGATGCGGTTCACAGCGCACCTCCCGCATTGACGCGTTCAGAGGTACTCTTGCGCAGGCTCTCGGACTCGTAGGCTTCGATGTCCTCGATGCGATAAGCGACGCGACCCTGCAGCTTCAGGAATACCGGGCCGATACCTTCGGAGCGCCAGCGTTCAAGCGTTGCTTCGCTGACTCCCCAACGTTCGGCCAATTGGCCTTGATTCAGATGTTTGACACTCACGATGCACTCCTTCTGGTTGTTGCGAATTCGTGAGGTCAGTTTCGAAGTCGGCCTGTGCGGGCGTCTGCCGCCGCCATGTACGGGCTGATGTACGGGCGCAGCTTCTGCGGCGAAAAGCGGGGCCCAGAAAGCAAAAAACCGCCCGAAGGCGGTTGTGCGTGGTGCTGCCAACTGGTGGCCGGTCAATCTCGGCGGAAGCCATACTTCCCCTTTTCAGGGTTGTCGATGTAGTCCTCCCAGTCGGTGTTGCCACTGAACAGGTTCTGCATGCGCTGACTGCGCGCCGTCTTCTTATCTGCATAGGCTGCGTCGAGAATTTCAGCGGCTGGAAGAATCCACCTGTCGTTGATAGCCTGCTCGAACATGTAGCGGACTGCCGCAGCCTGACGCTCACCCTTGATCGTCCATGGCTTGATCTTGGTGCGGATGGTCAGCGTGTTGGTGTACTCGTCGAAGTGCACCGGCAACACGGGGCGGATAGCGCCATCGGGCGGAGCAGCCAGCATGCGATGCAGGAGATCCATGTCGATGCACGGCGCGGCGACGTAGTCGACGATTGCAGCTCGTAGCGATGCGAATCGGTAGCTACGCGGCGGCCGGACAAACTGCGGCAGCACACCGCCTGACGACAAGATCAGGCCCTGATCAGGCAGACTGGTTTGGCTGAAATGCCGAAACACCTGTTCGACGGATCGCGCCAACCCACGAACAAGCCAGACGTCTGTCAGTGCTGGTCCCACTCTGGTCTTGCCAAGATGCCACAGTGAGTCGTCCAGCAAGGGCGTCTCGATTCCCTTGCGCAGCGCCTGCGCGATACCGAGAAGATCAGAGACGACGTTCAGGATTGCCGGCGGTCGGACGCTGAAGACTGCGACCTCTGCGGCCGGGACGAACTTCCATCGAAAAGTCTCGGGGCACCGATATCGATAGCGGTCAGGCTGGTCATCCTCCTCCAGGTCGACATGCACGCGGTCATCGCCGAGTGGCGCTGGGTAGCTCCCGGCATAGCCGACGCAATCCGCCCAGTGTTCGAACTGCTTGGCGGTCAGGGAAGTACGTCCGAAAGCGCTCCACCCTGGGACGCCATGAAGCCGCTGTCCATCTCCATCGAGAATCGGCTGTCCCGACTGCTCGAACAGGTCGATCAGCTCAAGCAGCGACTGCGTCGGCAGGGGCTTCGACGACGACATGGCCAATCTCCTTCACCAGATGCCATTTGGCGAGCAGGCGATCGCACAACGCCCGGTCCTTTTCCCGCTTCGTCTTGATGTTGCACTTGTTGTCGTCACGCAGGATCACGGTGATCGTCCGCGCGCGGTCCTTGCCGACCTTTTTCAGCTTGATGGATAGCTTGGCGTAGTTCAGATGGTGATCGCGGAAGTCGAAGGTGGGGCTGATCAACGACCGAGCAGCGGTGTAGATATCGTCGCTATCCTTTGTCCAGATTTTCACGAGAAGCGAGCGGCCGTTTGCAGCGGAATAGCCGAGCTCGACAACCTTGACATAGGCCACGGGCTCGCCAGCCAAGTCGAAGTTTCGCGGCGCCGCCAGGCTCTGGTAGTCGTACTGCTTGAGCGGGATCTTCTCGCCGGTGATGGGCGATTGCAGCAGGGAGTCGGCCACGATTCGGGCCAGCGCTTCGCGCCCATCCGTATCCTTCGACAGAACCTCCAGGTGTCCATTGGCCGGCTCATAGGTGATGTGCGATGACACCGCCCGGATCACCTCTTGTGGCACCAGCTCGCTGGCCTGCACGCAGTCGATGATTTCCGGTGGGCGGTTGTGGTGGATACTGATCTGGTAGAGGTCCACGTCTTCGCCGGTCTGCGTATCGGGCCGCAGGCGCTTGAAGATCTGGATCGCGACGGCGTCATCGGAACACCGGAGCTGTTGGGCAACGGTTTGGTGGAACGCCGTCTTGGCCGCTGCATCGTCGAGTACCGCCAGGTTGGCGGGTGCCATGAATCCGGAGTAACAGGAGGCGCTTTGCCGGAACACGTCGGCCTGGCGGGCGTTGAGGGCTTCCTCGAAGATCACGGGCTCATTGACGTGCAGCCACAGCGCGCGCTGGTACTGGTTCGGGATCGCGGCGAAGGCTTCTCGGGCGGCGTCATCGAAGATGTCGTCTTTGAAGCCGTCGATGACGTCCTGGCCGGCGCCATCCGACAACAGCACGATCCGTTCGGCCACTTCCTCGATCCGCTGCCGCTCACTCACCCCAAGTGCGGACAGCACGGCCTCCATCTGTTCACGCTGTTCTTTCTTGGGCCTCTTGGCGTCCACATCCGGCATGGCCAGACCGAACTCGTCCACCATGAATGTACGGAACACCGCCGGCGGCAAGTGGCCCAGGAGCTTGCTCAGGTTTTCTGCATCGTTCATCTACATACCCCTTAAAAGGTTTGGATCGGCTTCGTATCAGCCTCGACTGCCCCTTTTTCTTGTTGGGGTGTGCAGACCGATGACGTTCGGTGTACCGAACGATTCAGATTGTCGCGGAGCACTTAGGGGTTTGTCAAGCAGGTACGAAAACGTTCGGCGTAGTGGTATTATTTTCGGATTGAAGCCAACAAATGAGGAAACACCGGTGCCATCGCCCCTGGGGGACAAGATCCGCGCATTGCGGAAGCAGAAGAAGCTCAGCCTGGAACAATTGGCCGAGCTGACCGACTCCAGCAAGAGCTACATCTGGGAGCTGGAGAATAAGGACGATCCGAAACCATCGGCCGACAAGATCGGCAAGATCGCCGCCGTCCTCGAGGTCACCACGGAGTTCCTGTTGACCGAGTCGGCCACCACGCCGGACGAGGAGGTGCTCGATGAGGCCTTCTTCCGCAAGTACAAAACCATGTCGGAGCCGGACAAAAAGAAGATCCGCAAGATCCTCGATGCCTGGGAAGATGAATGACGGATGCGAAGAAACCCATGGCCGAGGCCAACCGCATCTCGTCCATGCTCAACACGGTTCTCGGTGCGGATCGCTTTCCAGTCAAGGTTGACGAGCTGGCGCTGGAGTATTCCCGCCAGTGCTTTTCAGACTCGCCGATCGACAAGGTCCAGGGCGAGGATCTCGACGGTTTCGATGGTCTGCTGAAAGCCAACAAGTCGCGTTCGAAGTGGCTGGTCCTCTACAACAGTGCCACCCCGTCGGAGGGTCGCAAGCGCTTCACGATTGCGCATGAGTTCGGTCACTACATCCTGCACCGTCATCAGCAGGACATTTTCGAGTGCGGCGACGGTGATATCGAAACGGGAGACAACAACCAGCGCGACATCGAGGCAGAGGCGGACTTGTTTGCTTCGACCCTGCTGATGCCGCTGGACGACTTTCGGCGCCAGGTCGACGGCCAGCCGATCAGCTTCGATCTGCTGGGTCACTGCGCCGACCGCTATGGGGTATCGCTGACAGCCGCTGCCCTGCGCTGGACCGAGATAGCACCCAGGCGCGCCGTTCTGGTGGCCAGCCGCGACGATCACATGCTGTGGGCCAAGTCGAACAAGGCTGCGCTCAGGTCCGGCGCCTACTTCGCGACGCGCAAGAACACCATCGAGCTGCCGCACGATGCGTTGGCGCACAGCTACAACGCCTTTGACATGTGCGATAACCGGACGGGGCACGCCCAGTCCTGGTTTGCCCGCGAGCCTGCCAGCATGCCAGTCACGGAGATGACGCGCGTCGCGGGTCAGTACGACTACACGCTGACACTGCTATTGCTGCCCGAGGCCGAGTGGCAGGGAGCGCGGCACGATGATGAGGAACCGGAGGAAGACACTTACGACCGCTTCATCCGTAACGGCCAGTACCCTGTGCGATAGCTCATGGTGGATCGATCATGAGCGCTCACAAGTGGCAATTCGCTGCCCGTTTTCGCCGGCATGCCTTCGGCTGGCGCTCCAACACGCCGGCGCAGCGGATCAAGGAAGCCATCACGGAGATCAAGCAGGTCGCCCGCAAGGAGCCCGTGCTCGCAGCTGAGGGGGCCATCACCCTGCTGGAAAAGCTCTCCCCGGCGCTGGAACAGGTGGACAGTTCCTCGGGCGCCCTGGGCTCGGCGGTGAACAAGGCCATCGATACCCTCGTGCCGATCATCATCGAGGCCGACGTCGATCAGAAGATTCGGCAACGCTGGCTGGAGCGGCTATGGCAGGCCTTGCAGGACGACGAGATGCCCTACATCGAACTGCTGGGCGACTACTGGGGCGAGTTATGCGTGACGCCAGAGTTGGCTTCGCAATGGGCCGATGAGTTCATGCCAGTAGTCGAAAGTGTGTGGAGCCCGAATGCGTCGGGGCATGGATTCTTCAAGGGCACCAGTGCCTGTCTGTCCGCGCTGTTCGCGGCGGGCCGTTATGACGAGTTGCTGACCCTGATCGACAAGGCGCGGTTCAAGTGGTGGCACGACCGGCGCTGGGGCGTGAAAGCCTTGTCGGCGATGGGCAAGAAGGCGGAGGCGATCCGCTACGCCGAGGAATCGCGCGGCCTTAATGACCCAGGCTGGCAGATCGCCCAGTCCTGCGAGGACATCCTGTTGTCCTCCGGTTTGCTCGACGAGGCCTACCGCCGCTATGCCATCGAGGCGAATCAGGGCACAACGAACCTGGCGACGTTTCGCGCCATCGCCAAGAAGTATCCCCACAAGCAACCGGAAGAGATCCTACGTGACCTGGTAGCCAGCACGCCTGGCGCCGAAGGCAAGTGGTTCGCCGCTGCCAAGGATGCGGGTTTGTTCAATGCGGCGATCGGACTGGCCACGCGCAGCCCGACCGACCCGCGCACGCTGACACGCGCTGCTCGTGACTACGCCGAGAATCAGCCAGCATTCGCGCTCGCCGCAGGTCTCGCCGCGTTGCGCTGGATTTCTCTCGGCCATGGCTACGACATCACCGGCGCTGATGTGCTCGATGCTTATTCGGCAGTCACGCAGGCGGCGGTGAACGCTGCTGTGCCAACCCAGCAGGTCAATGAGCAGATCCGGGACATGATCGCCAGCACCCAGCCCGGCAATTCGTTGATGAAGACCATCCTCGCCCGTCATCTGGCGAACTAAAGGGGACCTGCTTTTCGCAGAAACCCGCATCGGTTCGCACGACTCCGAAACTCCCTCATGGTGTCGGCGGCAGTCCATCCGGACAATTTCACTGCATGTGAGTTTGACCGAGAGGACCGCTACCGATGCATCAAATCAACCATCTACCACCCGAGCGGATGAAGCCGGAGCAGCGTCGCTGCGAAATCGCGTCACTGCTGGCCAACGGCCTGGCCCGTCTGCGTATCGGCGGTGCAGAACAGTCCGCACACATGGCCGAAGCGAGCGAGTTTGAGCTTGGCTTCTCTGGCAACCAGCGCGTTCATACAGACCCCGTCAACAAGACAACTACGGAGTCGAAATGAGCATGCAAACACCATCATTTTCCACGCCGCCATCGCTGGCGGCGCAGATTGCCAGGCTGCCCGAGATGCCGATGGCAGAGATCCGGGCACTCTGGCAGAAGCTGGTCGGTGGCGACACGCCCACCCACAATCGCCAGTTCCTCGAACGCCGGATTGCCTACCGGCTGCAAGAGCTGGAGTTCCACAAAGTCGACGCCAACCTGCTGGATCGCAACCAGCGTCGCATCGAATCTCTGGTCGAAACCGGCAAGGTGAAAAAACGCGACCGCGATTACCGTCCTGCCGCTGGCACGGTACTGGTCCGGGAATACAAAGGCGTCGAGTACCGCGTGATCGCAACCGCCGACGGCCAGTATGACTTCCAGGGACGCATGTACCCGAGCCTCTCGATGATCGCCCGCGAAATCACCGGTATGCGCTGGTCGGGTCCGCTGTTCTTTGGCCTCAAGCCGCCATCCAATGCCAAGACCAAGCCCGCCACCAAGAAGAGAGGTGGACGATGAGCGAAGTCTTGAAGCGCCGCATGCGCTGCGCGGTCTACACGCGCAAATCCACCGATGAAGGGCTGGACCAAGAATACAACTCCATCGATGCCCAGCGTGATGCCGGTCATGCCTACATCGCCAGCCAGCGCGCCGAAGGTTGGATACCGGTAGCCGACGATTACGACGATCCGGCCTTCTCCGGTGGCAACATGGAACGTCCGGCGCTCCAGCGGATGATGGCGGACATCGAAGCCGGCAAGATCGATGTGGTCGTCATCTACAAGATCGACCGACTGACGCGCAGCCTGGCGGACTTCTCCAAGATGGTCGAAGTGTTCGAACGCTATGGCGTGTCGTTCGTGTCGGTCACCCAGCAGTTCAACACGACGACCTCGATGGGGCGGCTGATGCTGAACATCCTGCTGTCCTTCGCCCAGTTCGAACGCGAGGTCACCGGCGAGCGCATCCGCGACAAGATCGCGGCCAGCAAGCGCAAGGGTATGTGGATGGGCGGCGTGCCACCGCTGGGCTACGACGTCGAGAACCGGCGGCTGGTGCCCAACGAACGCGAGGCCAAGCTGATCCGGCACATCTTCCAGCGCTTCGTCGAACTCGGCTCCAGTACCGCACTGGTCAAGGAACTGAAACTGGATGGCGTGACGTCGAAGGCGTGGACCACGCAAGACGGCAAGACCCGCGATGGCAGGCCGATCGACAAGGGCCACATCTACAAGCTCCTGAGCAACCGGACTTACCTTGGCGAGTTGCGGCACAAGGATCAGTGGTACCAGGCCGAACACCCGCCGATCATCAGTCGCGAACTGTGGGACAGCGTCCACGCGATCCTGGAGACGAATGGCCGAGTGCGAGGCAACACGACGCGGGCCAAGGTTCCCTATCTGCTCAAGGGCATCGTGTTCGGCAACGACGGCCGTGCACTGTCCCCGTGGCACACCACCAAGAAGAATGGCCGGCGCTACCGGTACTACGTGCCCCAGCGCGACGCCAAGGAACACGCCGGTGCCTCGGGTCTGCCGCGACTGCCCGCCGCAGAACTCGAATCGGCGGTGCTCGACCAGCTGCGGGAGATCCTGCGCGCCCCGAATCTCCTGGGTGAGATGCTGCCGCAGGCGATCAAGCTCGACCCGACCTTGGACGAAGCCAAGATCACCGTGGCCATGACCCGACTCGACGCGATTTGGGATCAACTGTTCCCGGCGGAGCAGACACGGATCGTCAAGCTGCTGGTGGAGAAAGTGATCGTGTCGCCCAATGACCTCGAGGTGCGACTGCGCGCCAACGGCATCGAACGGCTGGTGCTGGAGCTGCGTCCCGAACCTGTCGAGCAAACTGAGGAGGCGCTGGCATGAGCGACATCCGCATCCACAAAACCGGCGAGCCGGACATCGTTGAGGCGAGTGATGGCCGGCTGACCCTGTCCGTGCCGATCCAGATCAAACGGCGCAGCGGCCGCAAGCTGGTCACCTTGCCAAACGGTGAGACCGCCCCGGTCAGACCGTGGGACGTGGCGCCGACCTCCATCCAACTGGCGCTGGCCAGAGGCCACCGCTGGCTGGCGATGCTGGAATCAGGGGAAGCAAAGTCCCTGAAGGAGATCGCCACGCGGGAAGGGATCGACAACAGCTACGTGAGCCGGATGGTCAACCTGACCACGCTGGCGCCCGACATCGTCGCCGCCATCCTGGACGACGCGCTGCCGAACCACATCACGCTGTTCGACCTGGCGGTTGATCCACCGGCACTGTGGGATGAGCAGCGAGCCAGGCTCATGTAG